GGACAGATGGTTATTATTGTGTTACGACTGACAGGGAATTTACAAGATTGGTGAACTCCAACATAACTTATGTACAAGGCGCGTTTAGGTAAGGAGATATCATATGTCACATTTTGAATACACATATCATGGATATAATTTTGCTGACGGAGAATGTATTATATCGATCGAATATGGTTCTTTTGTAAATTATGGCGAAATAAGGATTAAAAATCTTCCTTGTTATCCTGATGAAGTTTCAAATCAAGTTAGCGCTTCCTGGCAAGAGCAAAGTATTATAGGTAGAACAGGAAATTTAGTAGCCTACACAGGTACGAGTGATATACAAACATCATTTAACTTTGATTTACATCGAGAACACCCTATATTGGGTTTATCTGATTCATCGGGTAAGGAGATTGATAGTCTTATAACATTAATAAAATCTGGATGCTATCCTCGGTATGGTAGCAATATGTTATATCCGCCTGTTACTACTTTTAAATTCGGAGATTTGTGGGTACGTGGTCGGTTACTATCAGTATCAGATAGTTGGAAAAAACCAATAGTAAATGGATCTTATACTATTTGTACAATTAGTGTTCAAATGAATAGTATTTCTAGAATGATAGTATCAGCTGATGATCTAATAAGACAAAATAAACCACGTAGCCACCCTACTCGAGGGGATACACAAGATTTAGCCTGGTCAACTACTAATTTTTCTACTAAATATAATAGTGAAACTTATGATAAGTATTATCTCAATTCTGCTGAGATGAGAGAGCGTCAAAGAATAATAACAGAGGGTCAGAGAGTTTATGGGATTAATGTTTATAAAGCAGGTATGTTGACGTATCTGCCTGAATAATATATTTAATGTTAAAAATACAATAATATTAAAGAGGTTATGTTATTATGCCCTTTAAAATAAATCATTTTCCTTCAAAACAAAAACCAGATCCTGTGAGGGAAACTTATGAACCTTTAGTTTATTACTCACCTGTATATTATGGGTCAACTTCACGTTACCAACATGTTAAAACACTTCGTACTAAAATTAACGTTCATCCTAACAAGTTCATACCTCAAACGCATAGCAGTTATACGTCTAAGCCTCATCATGAAACTGTTTATCAACGCGGAGTACAACCTGCTATTCGGGATCAGTATTATGTTGTAGACAATGTTACAGTAAATAGGGTAGATATTATATCTCAAATGCATTATGGTACTCCGCTGTTATGGTGGGCTATTGTAAAAGCAAATGGATCTATCATGTTTGATCCGTTTAATATACCTCGAGGAACAACATTACGAATACCAGTTATAGATTCATTGTATAAATCGGGAGGTGCATTAAATGCTCGATAATACAATTGAACAAAAAATGGAACACGCAGGTGAAATATTTAAAAAAGTATCAGATAAATTTAATACGAAACCGGAATATACTATATGGATAGATTTTAAAATTAATTCACTTCATGTTAATTCTACTTCACAAGATGCTAATAGTAATATAATTATGTCATTAAATAATGAAAAAAATGGATCGGGATATGCTAATAGTTTTACAATTACAATAGCTCATGCACCTATGGCGGGTGCATATGATCTCCAAACACATCAAATATTTAATCCTAACGCTATAGACGAAGCGTTATTACAAATGAATGTTAACGGAGCACCGTGGAGTAGTCGATATTGTGAAATAGAATATGGATACGCGGATGAGACAGATTTTAAATCATTTCGTACTGTTAAATACTACGGAATGGTGATGGAATATACTTGCGAGATTCAAGATAGTATCTTAATATACGTTATTAAAGGTTTTTCAGGTGTAACGTCTTTAAACGAGTCAAAAGATCCACTAATTATTACTCCTAATTCTGATGGGTTTATTAAACCGACAGAGGCGGTAGCCCAGATAATAGAAAGATACTTACAGGCCGGTAGAAAACATGAATCTGGCGTATATCCGATAAGTGATTATGTTTCATATCACTATATATTTGATGAAGGAGTAAGAGGTTCAGATCAGGAAACAATTATACCACCTCCTACAGATAAAAATCCCTCGCAGGCTATTACCGATATACTAAACATGGCTATTCCTATAGAAGATGCTGAAAAAATAGAAAATAATACAATTATTTCTAATTCAAATAAAGTTTATTATGGGTGGTATATTTCAGATACTGTTGAAGCGAGTATGAAAAATACTTACTGGTCCGGAACTATTCATATATTTAAAACAGATCCAAAAACTTTAAGAGAAAAAAACGACACAGATGTTAATTTAGTTTTTAACTGGATGTCCCCAGGACCTACAGGTGAATTTAATCATATTGTCAGATCATTTATGCCAAAGTATGATGGAAAGGTATTATTTGCGCTTTCTATAAAAAAATTCAATATAGATGATGAAGAAGGAACTAAAGAACAAGAAATTATAACTCAACAACGTAATGGAACTTACTTTATTAATAATTCAGGACAAATAGAGAGAGCTAATGTTACTTCAATCGCGCCGGCTACTGGTGGCGAAGTGCGCCAAATTATTTCAAGAGTTGAACAGGAACGTTCTTCTTGGATACACAGCATGCAGTATCCGTATAAAGCAGATATGATAACAGTCGGAATACCGTGTGAAATTCCTATTACAGGATTAATTAGAATAGTTCCGTTAATTTATGGACAAAAACATCATTCCGCGGGAATATATATGGTACTAAGAACTTCAGATCGTTTAACTACTCAAGGATTTGAAACATCCTGGGAATTAATAAAGGTAGTAAAAACAGAAGTAGAAGAAGATACTACAATGAATAACAACTTGGTGTCAGGACTTAATGACGAAGATAAACCTAGATGGACTGATCTTGATAACATAGTCCCTTCAGGGTCTGCGCATGTTTCTTCTGACGAAGACTCCTCTAATTTACCTCCCCCAATTCCTGGAAAACAAATATGGCGAGGGGTTAATCGACTTCCTACACTCGAGGAACTTAACAAAAATCCACATTTAGTTGGTAATCCGCTTTCATGGTATTATATTCGTAATGGTATTATTTATGATTACGACGGAGACCGACCTGTAGGATATCTGTATGTTCCTGATTATAAGGTAACACAATAATGCCAGAAATCTATTCTAATAATATAGCAATGTCAGGTGTATTCAGAGCTATTATAATACAGTCTCGAATTCAAAATAACATAGAATACTATGCTATATATGTTCCGAGTTTACACGGTCATTATATACCGTTTTCTAACTTACAAAATTTACATCAACCCCTAGAAATTGATATAAATACAGGAATTATTGCAACAGGTGATGACGTCTTTGATATACGAATACATGATTATCCTTTAGCTCAAAGTTGTGATTGGGGATCTCGAATTTCGTGGCAACAAGGTGATTGTGTTTGGATAATGTTTGAAAATGGTGATATCGATTTTCCGGTTATTATTGGTTGTCTAAGTTCTATAACAGATGAAGGCATTTTTTCATTCAATGAAAATTATATATCATCAGAAAGTATAGTGAGCTATGCTACAAGTAATACTTCAGGATCCGCTGCTCAAATCAGTTCAAAATTAACAGATTATAGTAACATACACGGTTGGGGTTATCCTTTAATAAAAAGAACTACTGTACCTATAGCAGGAGGTGCTCGGCATTTCGGAGCAAAAAGAAAACGAAACGACGGTAGTTATCGTGCTCACGCTGGAATCGATTTAATAATAGACGCAGGCACAGCGGTAATTGCAATGGACGACGGAGAGGTTATTGATATTGTGGGTGCAGGTCGATTTGCTTCAGGAGAAATGGATATTGGTTGTTTATTTGTAAGGCATAGTAATGGATATTGTGTAAACTACGGTGAAATATCCCCACCCACCAATTTTTCTGTTGGGGATAAAATAACAAAAGGTCAACATATTGGAAAAATAGGCAGATTTAAATCTGGAAGCGCTATGCTTCATATAGAATGTTATAGCGGAGAGTCTTCTGGCAATCTATTAACTAATAATGGTACATATTTAAGCGTTCCTCAAGATAGTTATTATAGACGTTGTGATTTAATGGATCCAACTTTCATATCTGAACTACCGCTAAGTTAAAAACTAGTAAAGGTGTTACTCATGCCTATTATTTATTCTTCAGACAAAGCTATGACCGGCATATATAGGGCAATAGTTATTACTCCACAATATCCGTTTGCGTCTGTTTATATTCCGGTTTTACATAAAGATCAAATGCCATTTAATAACACTACAGATTTACACGCTACTGATAGCATAATTGAAGATATAGATACTGGAGAAATTATTGTTAACGGCGAAAAACTTATGATGCGAATATACGATTATCCACAGGCTATTATGAGTGTACCAGGTATAGGCATTGAATTACATAGAGGTGATTGTGTTTGGGTAACATTTGAAAACGGAGATATATGTTTTCCTGTAATACTTGGACATATTGGATCCACACTTGATTCATATAGTTCTGCGTATACAAATAATACTTCATATAATAATTATTCAATATCATCAACTATTGATGCATTTAATACTAACATATTTGAGGGAATATCTTCAGGAGTTGTAAAAGCCTTAACACGAAACGAGGTTGTAGACATTGGTTGGAGCGGAGATGCTGAACTTATTGATTTAACGTATAGTCCGCTTACTTCTTACACCATTAGAGGATCTGTAGCTACTAGTTATAATCATAGTGATTATCAAACACGAACCACTAATGACACCGCAATTAAAAGAATGGTAGCCGGAGGTACGTGGAATTGGACGCCTAGGCCTGTTATACTTAAATTAAAGGGACATCTTATAGCCACGTCTACACATACTTTTCCTCATTCTATTCCAGTAGCCTCGTCTGCAGACAATATTGTTAGTCCACCCCTTACTCGAGCAAATCAAAAAAATGAGGATGATACATGGAAAATTGGATCTCATTTTTGTTTACACTATATTGATTCCATTACTATGCGAACAGGTAATCCAGGAGATGGTAGTTGGACAGATAGAATGTATCAAGCCGTCAAGGATGCTGTTACACTGGGTAATGTGTTATTTAGCCCTCAACAACTGAGAGGAGATTCAACAGAATGAGTAAGCTTTCATTTCCTAACATATTTAATATATCCTCAGGAAAAGTTAATATAGTAAACGGTGACATCGCTAATAGACAGGCTATGAAGTGTATTCTGCTATCCAATATCGGTGAATTATTAGGTGACCCGTTATTTGGTTCCGATATAAAATCTTGTATTTTTGAACTAAAAAATGATTTTATAAGACAACTATTTAAAGATAAGACTACAGAAGCTTTTTCACGTTATATAAAAAATGTTATTGTAAATTCTAATGATATTAATATAGAATTTGATGAAGATGGTGTGGTTGTTATTTGTATAAATTATCGAGATAGAAACAGCCCTGAACCTAATATTTTACAACTTGAAGTGTTAGCTAATGGCGCTGTATTTATGAGTTAAGGAGTGATTTAGATGGCACTTGATTGGAGTAATAAAGAAGTAATTAACTCGCCGGATTTGTCATATACAAGTAGAGATTATAACTCTATATACAGAGATCTTATTAGAGCGATACCTAATTTAACAAAACTTTGGGATCCACAAGAAGAAACGGATCCAGGTATTGTTTTAATAAAACTTATGGCTATGGTCGGGGATATGTTAAGTTTAACGTTAGACCATTCAGCATTAGAAAATTATCCACAATTTGTATTACAAACTAAAAATGCTCAACAGATTTTTCGTCTTATTGGGTATAAAATGAGATGGTTTCAATCCGCTAGAGTAGCTGCTTATTTTACTAATTCAAATAGTGTTGATATTTCAATAGGCAGATATAATAAATTTATTACGTCCACAGGTATAACATATACAAATACACATCAACTTGAAATTCCTGCAGGTGCTGGAGGTAATGCTCGATACAAAACAGAGCTAATTCAAGGCCGTCCAATTACACCTACTATATCCGGAGTTCGTGTAGACAGATATACAGGTGAGTGGCATGATGAGTATGAGTTTAATATAGATGTAAAGAAAAAAGTTATTAATGGACGTATTTATCTAGATGATAAGAACGTTGACGGATCTACTGTTTTTCTTATCGATGACGATGAAACTTCGTTTGCGACAACTGAGTGGCGTCAGGTAAACAACTTAAATACAGTTACTGAGATTGGTAAAATATTTGAGTTTGATTTTGATGACACAGGAACACCTTTTATACAATTGCCGAGTTACTGGAATACTCGTTATGTAATTACGCGTTTTAAACTTTTCTATATAATATCTGATGGAGAAGAAGGCGAAATTATTGATAATGCATTAACTAGTATTAGCCCCGAAAGAGTAAGAATTTTGGGTTCCAATACAGTTAGTACTTATCTTAATAATCTTCATATATATAACACTGCTTCTACTTATGGATTTAGCCCGGAAACACCTCAAGAGGCTAGAAGAAATGCTGAGTTATATCAAAATACCATTGATACATTAGTTGTTTTGGAAGATTTTACAAAGGCTGCGAAACGTATAACAGGAATTGCTAATGCTGTTGCTACAGATAAACAAACAGATCCTGATGGCGAAAATATGCTATCAGATACTGTAAAGATATACTTTATTCGTAAGCCTGGATATGATACTATATTTACACAAGATGTTTATTCAGGTACTGATTTTACTATTGATAAGCAATCAATAAATGATGATTTGTGGAAACAGGAAATAATAGACGAGTTACAATCTTATAAACTTGCTAGATATACAATTCAGCCTGAACTGGAAAACGCAATTAATTGGATTGACTGGTCAATTGAAGGAAGTATATGGTTACGTCAACCTGTTACTACAGATAAAAATCATGATATTCATGTTAAAATTAATTCAAATTTAGATTTTACATTCTCTCCTAGTAAACTAGATTTTAATGAAGCAATTAATTATATAGACGTCATTGACCTTATAAAGTTTTCTGATAAGCTTATTTATCATGTAGATTTAACCACCGCAGCTATTGTATATACAAAACTTAAACGCGATAATCGCGGTAATCCTACCGGTATGAAAATAGTTCGTAAATGGATGATCTACGATAACACCACTAATAGTTATACTTACTATTATGCTAACGGATTTGGATGTATGCCTATTCCTGGAGGAACAGGATTGGGGGCCAATGCTGGATACCGCATTTTTAGAGAAGACGGCGCTACTTGGGCTATCGGTATTTTAAATGATACCGGATATGACGTTAACGAATTTGAAATATACAATAATAGAATTTTTAATTGGGTCCAAGAAACTCGAATTGATACTGATTACTATATAAACGATAGTGATCCTGATCATCCTGTTATAATGAAGGATAATGGGTCTGATCCAGATACATCTACCCCTTACTTCTTTGTAGAACGTTTATCTTGGTATCTTTCAGATGGAAAAGAATCAGGTATTTATCTAAAAAGAAACAAGCGTAATGTTGAAACTGGAAATAGCATACCGTCAATACATAATGGTAACCCAGTTGTGGTATTTAATTATGGCGTAATTTCAGACGGTTTACCTGAAATTGTATCAACCTCATTTACGGTGTTAAAAGTTGGAGATACTTGTGCTAATCTTATGAATGGTTTGTTTTATACTTGGGATGGTGTTAAGTGGGAAGAAACGGGTGAACTACCCGACGAAATTGACAGTTTAATTGCGATGGATAGAATGGTTCCCAGTAGTCCTGAAATCTCATATACAGCTCTCTTATCAAAAATTGATGAATTAGATAAACATCATTGTGCGTTTGAAGTATGTCCTCATAAAGATAATAGAGAATTACATTGGGAAATAATCTCGTACATTCCTGTATATGATATCTGGAGTGACGAATACAATCAGTGGGAAGGGCGTTTTATAAATAGGGAAACAGGCGAAATATTTGTAGTAAGATCGGGTAGAGTCTATTCTACAAATCGTTCATATGACGAAACAACCGGCGATATTGTAGATCATTATGGCGCTCCAATTATAGATGCTAATGGCAACTACATAAGAGATATTGTAGCAAAAGAAGAACTTACAGGCCGATACGAACAACTTATAGATATATGTGAAGATCTTACATATGATTTTTATCTTGGGCAAAAAGTTGACGGCACCCCGCTGGAAGATAGTGTTGGCAATATCATAGTAGGTTTTCCAATTAAACCCGATGGATTACACATTATTATTGATACGGATAAGTATGTTATACACGATAACGGTAATGGTATACTTATGGGTAGTCCTGGAATTCTTGATGGTTATGGATCAATCAATTATTCAACGGGTCATGTTAGATTTAAAACGATGTTTACACCTATGACGCCATTAAAAGTAATCTATTATAAGAACGTTATTTCAATGGCTCGGTATCAGCCTCTAAATCCTGTTATGTTTTACACACAACCACAATTTCTCAGAATACCTGACGCAAACAGGTCACTTGGATAGAGGTGATTAACATATGCTAGAAATGCGAAAATTTGTTCCCGATTATTATGAAAAATCTAGAGACTTTCAAGTATTCTTGAAGTTATTAGATCTTATTGTAAATACTTCAAAGGCAGATATTGATTTTTTAATAAGTTGTTTAAACCCCACGCAATGTCGTGCTAGATTACTTCCGTTACTTTCTCATTATGTTGGACAAACTGGTGGGTATTTGTATGATGAAAAAGTTAAGTTTAATCGGGCTGTTATTAAAACATGGCCTTTGCTAAAAAGAAATAGAGGATCTGAAACTGGTATATCAATGGCTATTGCTCTTGCGTTTAGTCAAGTAGATGGTCTTGAAGAAGCAGATATTTTTAAACTTTTTAATATCGACTATGAAGAAATTAAAGATCGATACGGTCGTGTTACAAAACGTATACGAGTGTATGTTTATTTTCCTGCATATCTTTCAAAACTCTATTATCTAATAGAAGCAGTTAGGCCCGCGGGGGTTATTGTGGAAATTGTTCCATCACTATCAATAAATGCCTCTGAAACAGTTGTGTTAACTGATGAATTTAAAATGTTGGGATATAATTACTGTACGGGTAAGTTAATATGGATAAGCGATATTCCTATATATATCGAAAACTCCTGGCAACTAATGAAAAACAATAACCCTACCGGCGAATATTTAGTAGACGGCAGTTTTTATGACGAACATCATAATTATCTAAAAAAATATTTAGACAGCGAACAACGCATAATGGAAACTGTTGAGGAACCCGGTATAGGAATTACAGAAAAATATACAGGATACATAATTAAAGCTCCAAACGTATATAAAGATGATGATGGGGAACTCACTTTTACGGGCGAAGCATTTAACCTTAATCATTCAGCACGCGTTTTAAATACTGCTTATGAAATAAGAAGTGGTGGTCAATCAGGTATGTATTTTGTTTCTGCAGATACCTGGAGAATCTTTGATGCATCCAAGCAAAAT